GCCCGAGCTTCCATAGGATGGTTGCTCGGGCTTGGGTGTTGAGTTATTTTACAGCGGCTTTAAGCATTGGCTACAAATTGGCTACAACATAAAAGCCACTTGCAACTACTTCATATCTTGATATTTCGGTATCAAAATGGTATCAGAGAGCAATTTGAAGCCTGTTAAACCGCATTGTTGTGCGAAATTTCCGAAATTGGCGATTATTCCCACTCGCCAAATGAAAGGGAAACTTAAACAAGTTTGTTTTGGCAATATGGTACGATTTGATTTCTAATGATAGGAATTATCCAAAGTCTATAAGCAATATGGACTAATGCTATCAAATTTCTATCGGGATTTGCTATCGAAATCACTATGGGGTGATTTAATTTGTCCCTGCTGATTTATTATAGCACAGATTATCACAAAATGCAAGCGGAATTTCTATTTTTTAGCGTGAGTTATGATGGCATATAATTCAAATTTCTGTTAATCGAATACGTTATCCGTCCACAATTCACACTGCGTCATGACTGTCTGCACTGCATCTTCCATTCCCTCAGGTGGGTAACGATGACTTTTTAGCAGCTTCTTGATCAGCATACGCATTCTAGCTCTTGCTGAATCTTTCTTCTGCCAGTCAATGCTCTTGTTCTTACGGAGGGTTTCGGTAAGCTCTTTCGTTATCGCAATCAGCTCAGAGTTTTCATAAAAGTCCTTTACTGCCTGCGGCTTGGTGAGGGCGTCGTAGAATGCCAGCTCGTCAGCAGTTAATCCCATTTCTTGTCCTGCTTTTGTGGCATTGGCAATGTCCTTTGCCATTTTCATGAGTTCTTCGATTACCTGTTCGTTCGTGAGCATTCCATTAAGGTAAGCGTTCATCGTGCGCTGAATGATTTCAGAGAATTTTTCCGACTTTACCACATTCGTGCGGCGGTAAATATGTATTTGCTCCGCAATGAGCTTTTTCAGCAGTTCAACAGCGAGATTTTTTTCTTTCATCTTTGCCACATCTTCAAGGAATTTCGGGTCGAACAGAGAGAATTCCTCTTTCACATCGGAGAAAAGATTGATTACTCCGTCGCTCTTTATGCTGTGCTTCAGCAGTTCGTTGATACGAGCGTTCATTTCGGGCAGTGAAATTGTTTTACCTCCGCTGCCTTGATTTGAAATTCTCATAACCAGAACGCGGACGGCTTCAAAGAACGCAGCTTCAATGCGGAGCTGCTCATCTACTAATGAGGAGCAGAGAGAAAGGGACTGATGTAGCATAAGCGCTTCTTTTAGGAACTCCTCTTTATCTCCCTCTCTTGCAGGAGCTATGATAAAGTTTACTGCGCCGCTGATAGTTTTGGCACGGTCAAGGTCGCTGCCCGTATTGAAAGAGTGATAATCATAGCCGTGAAATAGGTCTTGGCAGCGTGAGAGCTTTTCAAGAAATTTCGGATAAGCAACCTTTCCGACATCTGTATCGCCATAATTCTTCCTGTCACGAACGGTATAGTCGTTCATAGCCTGTTTCAGAGCGGTAGCAATACCTACATAGTCAACTACAAGACCGCCCTCCTTGTCACGGAATACACGGTTTACTCTTGCGATAGCCTGCATAAGATTATAACCGCTCATGGGCTTATATACATACATAGTAGCCAGCGAGGGAACGTCAAAGCCTGTAAGCCACATATCAACTACAATAGCGATTTTCAGAGGACTGTTGTTATCTTTGAATTTTTTGGCAAGCTCGTTCTTGTGAGCCTTGTTGCCAATAACATCACGCCATTCTTCGGGGTCTTTGTTGCTTGATGTCATAACAACGGCAACTTTTTCCGTCCAATCGGGGTGAATTTCAAGTATTCTGTGGTAGATTTTCATTGCAATTTCCCGTGAATACGCAACAATCATAGCTTTTCCTGTTAGGAGATTTTCTCTGTTGTTTTCGTAGTGGTCGAGAATGTCGGTGACAAGTGTGTTAATGGTAGCGTCATTTCCGAGGATAGCTTCCATTCGGCTCAGTTCATGCTTACTCTGTTCGATAACACCTTGATCAGCTTGTGCAGCCATCAGGTCGTATTCCTTATCGATCGTTCTCAAAGTATTTTCATCGAGCTTGAGTTTTACGACACGGCTTTCATAATAAACAGGGCGTGTCGCGCCGTCCTCTACCGCCTGCGTCATATCATAAATATCAATGTAATCACCGAATACCTCGCGGGTACTTTTGTCTTTGGAAGATATAGGTGTACCTGTAAAGCCTATGTATGTTGCATTTGGCAGATTATTTCTGATGATACGGGCGGTTCCGTATTTCAGTTTACCAGTTTCGGCTTCAACGCTTTCGGCAAGACCATACTGTCCACGGTGAGCTTCGTCAGCCATAACGACAATATTTCTGCGCTCGGAGAGTGCTTCATCAGCTTCCTCAAATTTCTGCATAGTGGTGAAAATTATGCCATTTGCCTTTCGTCCTGCAAGTAATGATTTCAGGTGTTCACGGCTTTCTGCGTGAATGGGATCCTGTCGCAAAAATGACTTGCACTTTGCGAACTGACCGAACAGCTGGTCGTCAAGATCATTTCTGTCCGTCATTACAACGATAGTGGGGCTGTTGAGCGCACTTTGAAGCAAATGAGCATAGAACACCATAGACAGCGATTTTCCGCTGCCCTGCGTATGCCAGAACACGCCGCCCTTACCATCGGTAACAGTAGCTTTTTTCGTGGACTCAATCGCTTTCTTAACTGCAAAATACTGATGATAGCCTGCAAGTATCTTAAATTCTTTCGTGCCGTCATCTGAAAAGCAGATAAAGTTCTTGATAATATCAAGAAGGCGTTCTTTTTGGAAGATACCCTCAAAAAACGTGTCAAATTGAGCATACTGTGTGTTTTCGTAGTTTCCGTCCGTTGTTTTCCACTCCATAAATCTATCCTCGCCGGAGGTGATTGTTCCGGCTTTAGACGTAAGCTGGTCAGACATAACGAGGATAGCGTTGTAGATAAACAAAGAGGGAATATCGTACATATAGTTGCGGAGCTGTAAATACGCTTCTGAAGCATCAGTTTCCTCACGGGAGGGAGATTTCAGTTCAAACACAGCAACAGGAAGACCGTTCATAAAAATAATAACATCGGGGCGCTTTTCGGCATTCTCAACGATAGTCCATTGATTTGCGATGATAAAGGAGTTTTTGGCTGTGTTCTCATAGTCCGCAAGATAAACGATAGTAGAGCGCTCCTCGCCCTTTTCTGTATAGCGAACAGGAACGCCGTTCTGGAGATAGTCCATAAATACAGCGTTCTTCTGGACTAGCTCGCCGTTCTCAAAATTGCGTAGTTTAAGCAATGCGTCCTGAATAGCGTCATACGGCGCTTTAGGATTAAGGCGGCGTAAACTTTCCTCCAAAACATCATCATAAAGCGGAGATGAAAAGTTTCGGTCTATGTCCGGACCGTATACATAGTCATATCCCATATTGCTTTGGAATAGGTCTATGATTGCGTTTTCATAGTTGGCTTCTGAAAAAATGTCAGACATATATTATCCCCTGTATTATAATTTGTCAACACCTATGGTATATCCATTGTTATTCATCTCTTTTGCGAGAGATAATTTTGCTTCTTCTACATTCTCTTTAAAAGGAATATAAATAAGTCCATCAATATCTGACGGTCTTTCCATATTTTCAGATTGCGAAAGAAGAATTGCAACTCTTGAACGACCTACTAATGAGAGCAACATACCAAGCTCAAGCACAACATTCTGCCTAACTCTAAATTTCTTTTCAGTTTCTTTGCCTTTAGGGTAACCAATATCATCAGGAGTAGCTAACACAATGCCAAAACCGACCTCCTTGGTGTACGCTTCAAGCTTTTCTATTATTGTGTTTTCTGAAGATAACTGTTGATCAATAATTATTGGTTCTAGGTCCCACCTTCTTAACATAGCTTCCAGTTGTGTCCTAGCATTTAAGTCATGACCATATACGACAAAGACTTTTTTATTCAAAGCCATTGTGTTATTATTTTGATTGCTTATTATTTTCTCAATTTCTTGTATCGCTTTTCCCTGAACGGTAACTTTTCCTGTGTCCCAACAGTTAACAATACCACCATTAGCAAGTTTTAAAACGGTGGCTTTATCGTTCCCATTACGTGTTTCTTCGATTATTTTCAGTTGGCTAGCAGAAATTCTTTCTTTAACAGAACCTAAATCCATAAGTATTGACATTCTAATCAAACCTTTCTATACAATTATTGTGTTTAAAGAGAAATAACAAATATTAAGACTATATCACCCCTTCCTATGAGAGTTTTAACTTTCAGCCTAAAGTTCGATGGCAGAGACATCAAGTTCGCCTGATATTAGCTTGGGTAAAAGTATGTCTCTTAATGAAGCAAGTTGTTCATTTAGCTTTCCGTTAGCAAATACTAGGTTGAATATTAATTCACAACACTTATCAAATGCTAAAATCTTATCAAATGGAGGGATAAGAATTGGTTCTGTTTCAATAAACCCTGTAAAATCAAGGTTTTTAAGGCCGGTAGTACCATTCTCATATGAAAAGAAAACACCTTTTTCATAGAGATATTGCCAATAGTAGTACACAAAAAGGCAATACCCACTTTTAGGTTTTATTGCTTTGCAGAAATTTGTACATACCATGCAGCTATCATATCGATCAAGCAACGATTGCGTAATTGGGGTACACCTTCCGGTAGATTGAATAGGACTACCGCCGGAAATTTCGACAACAATATCTCCAGCTTCAAGTTTCTTATTGGTAAGGTTCTTGAGAAGAATATATCTTGTTGGCATTTTCCCTTTGTTCCCAACTTTTACCTCAGGTATATCTGCTCCTCTAATACAATATACTTTTTCAGTATTGTTACCTATTGGTGATTCTTTACCCCAGTCTCCATTTAGCGTTGATTGGATTAGTTCTTCAAATGTACCAGTTGACCATTCGGCATTCTCAGGATTGTCGATAAACCATTCTTTGAATAAAGCCTGCGCTTGCTGCTCTAAATTACAGTTTATAGCATTATTAAGAGCTATTTTATCATCAATATCTCTTAAAATGCTTGATATTTTCTTTTGGTTTTCATATTCAGGAAGATTTAATTCAATTTTCCTAAATTCAGATTGCTTTATTCCTGTAACAGTTGTCCCTGTTTCTCGCGCCTTGAGCGCCGCTTGCCCATCAGATGATTGAAGATAATATAGTAGATAATCATTATCCAATACACCTTGTTTTCCTCTTAATGTCAGTAGACGTTGAGCTATTGCTATATCATCTCTATCGAGCTTTGCCACCATTCCGAGCGGTGCTTCTGTTGTCAAAAGAATATCACCTTTTTTAGGAATACCACGAATCATAAAATGACTATATTCCTCTTTTGAAATAAAATAACATTGTGAGTAATCAATATAATTATTTTTTACAGATTTAGCACTTAATGTTATTATTCCTGCATCAGACTTGTGGGGAGTTTTTCCTCTATAATCAATTATGGTTTCAAGCGCATCTTCCATTTTAATGGTGTTATATTTCATATCCTATCGCCCCCAGTCTTTTACGAATTTCATCTTCAAGCTCATGTGACTTTGCGAACATTTCGGATAGCTCGGAAGTGAGCCTTGTCATTTTCTCATCGAAAGGCTCACCATCGTCTTCATGTTCCTCTATTCCGACGTAGCGACCAGGCGTTAAAATATAGTCCTGCTTTGCAATATCATCTGTTGTTACGGCAGCGCAGAACCCCTTTACATCTCCAAGGGTTCCATTCTGGAAACTTTCAAAAGTATCAGCTAGTTTCTGAATATCCTCGTCGGTCAAATCTCTATGCTTGCGGTCAACCATATAGCCCATATTGCGAGCGTCTATGAACAGAGTTTTGCCTTTCTGCTGCTTATTCTTTGAGATAAACCAAAGTGTAACAGGTATAGTAACGCTGTAAAATAGCTGTGTAGGCATAGCAACAATGCCCTCAACTAAATCAGCTTCAATTATGCGTTTGCGTATTTCTCCCTCACCACTTGATTGTGTAGAGAGCGCCCCATTAGCAAGCACCAATCCAATTTTTCCGTTCGGCGCAAGGTGGTGTATCATGTGCTGTATCCAAGCATAGTTAGCATTTCCGGCAGGTGGAACGCCGTACTTCCACCGGACATCGTCAATCAGCTTGTCCTGTCCCCAATTTGAAAGGTTGAACGGGGGATTAGCCATTATGAAATCAGCTTTTAATGACTTGTGTAAATCATTGAAGAATGTATCAGCGTGATACAGACCGAAATCCGCGTCAATACCACGGATAGCCATGTTCATCTTTGCCATTTTCCATGTATCAGCGTTGGATTCCTGACCGTAAACAGACACTTCACCGCGGTTATTACTGTGAGCCTTTATAAACTTTACCGACTGTACAAACATACCTCCGGATCCGCAGCAGGGGTCTGTTGCCGTTCTAAAAATGATACAATGTAACGAATAACCTTTTAACGATGAACACGCACACCCCTTAGTGGGTGCATAATTTAACGATACCGTGTTCATTTGCACACGGTGATAACGATAGGGTGCATAAGCTACTGCTGCGCTCATGGACACGGACTCCTTTGCATTTAATCTCTTTGACTATTATGATTTCTTTGGCAGTTTAACATTGAAATTACCGCCCAAAGTTGCCGCCCCTATTCCAACAGCAGTAAGTACCGCAAAACTTGCAGCACTAATCACTTTCCAGTTGAAACCTCTTTTTTCAGAATCCTTGCTATCCGCTATGTGGGCAGTTTCCGTTTCCTGCCCTCTGATTTCCGAATCCTTTTTATCAACCATGCGCAGAATTTCCATTTCCTGCTCTCTGATTTCCTTTTGCTGCTCTGGAGTCAAATTAGGATTATCAAGACATTTGCTTAGATCCAAACGAACTTTATTTGCAAATTCGTAATATTCTTCTCTGCTCCTATCCGCAATATCAAGTTCTTTGTTCAAAATACCATAAACTTGATTTATGCTCTCGTCATCACTTGCCACTATTTTTTCAAGAATATCTTTGTATTTCGCAAGGGAAGATTGAATCAATCTGGCAAGTTCAGGAAACTGTGCAAGCACCTGGACCGCCACCTCTGGACGCAATTCATTTAACTTTGATGCATAACTTATTACATCATTTTTGGACAAATTCTTAAAATCTGTTCTCTCCATCAAAGCAAGTACTTGCTTTTCGGTATCTGTGTACTCCATCTATTGCACCTCCCATTATCCTAACAACGCACGAATCCTGTCCATGAGGACAGCTTTTCTTTTTTCATAAAACTCATCAAAATGCTCCAGTTCCAACGAAACACCATCTGGAATAATCGCCTGCTTACGGAACTCAGCTTTCTGTTCATCGTTCATGTCATTGTAATAATCGATTAATCGCATATCATTTTTACTGCCATTGCTTCTTCCTTCAAGCAGTTGCAGGTTTGGCAGTCTATTGCGATTGCCACGCCATCGTCTCCAATCTTCCATTGAAACTGATACAGGCTTACTACCATCAAACCTGTCAAAAGGATGAAGATGGTCTTGCTCATACTTGAAGTTCCTGTTTGTCCAATCACGGCTCAGATAATACAGTGCATCCCCGGCTACACGACTGCCTTTTTCTGCATTCAAAATATCCTCAATCTTGCCATCTGTTACACGAAGATCTGTGATTTGGTCGAGCATATCCGTTGTTATTTCATAATCATAGCTATTGATGTTGCTCTTCATCTGCTGCAGTTTTCCGGTTGTGCCGGATTGGAAATAAGTAAACAGAATCGCTCTCATCAGATATGCACGAATACCCTCTGTGTTATTTTTGTACTCCGGATTATAATAAATAAAATAGAGAATAGGGAGCAGCACGTTCCAACTGCTTGAAAAGCGGCTGACTTCTATTTTCATATCCTTAAGCACAGCTTCCAGATTTTTAAGTGCTTTTTTAAAGTCGCTCCAGTTGTTTTTCAGTTCTTCTGCTATCTGTTTGCTGATATTCGACTTTACAACATCACCATAAAGCATCAGTGCAGAACGAATAATAAAATCGGATCCAAATCCGGCATAAGAATCAACCAGCAGTTTGCCGAACTCCGTCTTTGCACTTGGCCAGTAGGCTTCCAATATTGACATGGTAATTTCTGATTTCTTTAATGCTTTACCGCCACTATTGAAACGCACAAACATCTCAAGAGCGTCATCCTGATTCATATCATGAATTTCTGTGTAACGCACCAATTTTTCCACGAAAATCTTGTGATATAACTTTTGCAAGATACCCCTTGCGTAATCTTTACTGTCAGCAGGGACATTCGCTATGGCGTCTTCAATAGCCTTATCTCTGGTTGTTTCATCCTGGAATTTCACATCCAATATATTTTTAATTTCAAACTGAGTCGGACTCAGTCTGCCGACCTTTTCACTGAACTTGATATCATATTTTTTGCTGTTATACTCTTCTTCGTCAACATCCAGTTTGTTCTTGTTCAATTCGATGAGCAGTTTCGTAACAAAACCGCCATTATTCTTTTTACGAGCGTGTTTCTGGCGAATATAGGCATCACCCAACAAAGACAAGTACAACGAAGTCAATCGCTGCTGTCCATCCAATACTGCCGTATCAGTCATGTTGACATTTATGCCTGTCAGTTCATAGTTTACGCTGTCCGCCTGTTTTCCGCTGTCAAAGGTAACATCCGACAAGAAATTGCAAAAATAGGTATCCCACGAAACATTATCATCATCAACGTGCCAAAACAAAAATGTCGCTATAGGGTAATCCAGTAAAATGGAGTCCCATAATTTTTCTATCTGCTCCATGCTCCACACATACTGTCTCTGAAATGCAGGCATTACGTATTTACCATTTTTGATATTTTGCAGTGCCTCGTATATCGTGATGCTGCTGTCTTTTAATACGCTCATTGTTTATTCCTCCCTCTGATAAAAACTAGCTTTATACTGGAGAAGAGTATCTTCTACCTCGCTCCATATCCACACACGATTTCCGTCATCTTCAAATACCTTACCATGACTCTTGGGACCGTCCAGTTTCATTTGAAAGTAATTATTACGGAAAGTAGGAACATATAATTCCGGGTGTTCCTTATCACTACACAAACGCTCCATCATAGGCAGAGTAGCCTCTCCGGCAATGTCTACCGCTTCAAAATACGCTCTGATAATTTTATGATTATACTGATTCGGCTTTAATGCCCATACAGGAATCCTCTGTATTGCCTTTCCTGTAAAATCTTTATTTTCATCGGACTGCTTTGCCGCAGTTCTCGGATTGTATGTCTGAGATGCTTTTTCAAAAGTCTTGGCAATATACCAACGCATACAATTTTCTGCTGCATCATCCTGTGTTTCTTCTGTCAAATTCAAAGCGATGCAAAACTTCTCATAAATATCCGCATCCACTGTAAAAGTCACGTCTTTTTTCATCACTACACCTCCAGTGAAATTCTAAACTCCATTATTATAATTATACTCATATCTTAGTAATTTGTCAATACTCACAGACTAATTTGTATTTACTAAACAGCAAAAACACCCTGCATCTCTGCAAGGTGTCCATGTATATCTCTGTTCAGTTTTATGCCTGTACTTCCGAGCCGTCTTTAAATGTGACGGTCATATTTTTATTCTTATCCACCGTGATGTACTCGACCATGCTGCCCCACATCCCGGCATCAAATTCCGTGATAGGTGCTCCATGCTTTTCAAGAATATCAATGAAGATGCCCAGTTTTTCATAATGAGCCTGCTTTTCCTCGATGGCTTCCTGGGTGGCATCGTACCTTGATTTGACCTTTTCGTACCGTTCCACCAAGCCATCATAGCGTTTCTGATAATTCTCCTGGTTCTGTGCGGTTCTCGCATTCTCCGCCACACAGCTTTGGGTCAGTTCCACCACAATTTCCATCTCGCTGCGAAGTTTGTCCTGTTCCTGCTCCAAAGCAGTGACATCGCAGACCGTCTGCCGTATCAGCTGAATGTTTTCTATGATTTCATCTCTCTCGGTAATAAGGGTATTTATTGCCTTGATAAATGCAGCGGTGATTTCTTCCTCTGTGACATGAGGTGTTTCGCATTTTCTGTTTCCATCGAATTTATGGTTGCAGCGGTAAATGACCCTGCGGTACTTGTCATTGGAGTGCCAGACCTTGGAGCCGTACCAACTGCCGCACTCGGCACATTTTATCTTGTTGGAGAAAATGCTGACCCCACTGTACCTCGCTTCGCTTTTCTTGGAGCGTTTGGCAAGTTCCACCTGCACCAAATCATAAACGCTTGGCTCGATAATGGCTTCGTGGTTGCCCTCCACATAATACTGTGGTACTTCGCCCTCGTTCTTCTTGGTCTTTTTCTGCAAATAATCCACCGTGAATTCCTTCTGGAGCAGGGCATCACCCTTGTACTTCTCATTGGAAAGCATCCTGCGGACGGTTGCTCCGTTCCACTTGTCTTTACCGCCTGGGGACTTGATACCCATCTCCGTAAGTTCCGCCGCTATGCTGTGGGGTGTCATGCCTTCAAGGAATCGTCTGAATATCAGCTTTACGATTTTCGCTTGTTCCTGGTTGACCACGATGTTCCCATCAGGTCCCTTCTCAAGACCAAGCACACGGGAGTAGGCGAAGCTGACCTTTCCGTCAGCAAAACGCTTTCTGTGTCCCCATGTGACATTCTCGGAAATGGAGCGGCTTTCTTCCTGTGCCAGTGAACTCATAATGGTAAGGAGCAGTTCGCCCTTGCTGTCAAAAGTCCAAATGTTCTCTTTTTCAAAATAGCACTCCACGTTATGTTCCTTCAGCTTTCGGATGGTGGTAAGGGAGTCTACCGTGTTTCTTGCAAATCGGCTAACCGACTTTGTTATGATAAGGTCGATTTTACCTGCCAGGGCATCCGCCACCATGCGTTTGAAGCCATCTCGTTTTTTGGTGTTGGTTGCAGAGATACCTTCGTCCGTGTATATCCCGGCAAACTCCCAATCTTCTCTGCCTTTGATATAATTCGTGTAATAATCCACCTGTGCGGCGTAGCTTGTGACCTGATCTTCATGGTCAGTGCTGACACGGGCATAACCTGCCACCCTGCGTTTCTTCCTGCTGTTGACTGGAGTGGCTGTGAATTTATTGATGGTTGCAGGAATAGCCGTTACTTTTCTTTGCGCCAATTTTCGCCACGCTCCTTTCTCATCTGCTTCATGCGTTCACTCATCTCTGCTTTTCGCTCCGGAGTCCATTTTTCCTTCATAAGGCTTCGCATATGCTCTTTCTGTTTCTCCGTCCTTGGCAGTCGCTTTGGAGCAGGCGGTGCATAAATCACTGCCGTTACCGTGCCGTCCTTTTTGTGAATCTCCAAGTCCTTATCCGTCAGCACTGAAATGTAGTCCACAATCTTTCGTAATAAGCCATCGTCAAACTCGGCCATTCCAAGAGCATCGGCAAGAAGGGGCATCAGTACATCCTCACGCAATCCTGCCGTCTGACAACCGTTGCTGTGTTCGGAGCATCGCCAGTAATTGACCTTCCCGCTTTCTGCCGTAGCTGACGGCTGTGTGGCTCTGCGGAAATTGCATTCACAGTTTTTGCACTTGATTTTTCCTGTAAAACATGAAGAGCCTTTGCAGTTCGTACCGTTCTTTCTTCTCTTGGCAGAAGTCTTAGCACGGTACTCTGCCGTCCAACAGTCCTTGTGACCAGTGTTGGGGCAGTCCTTTGTGATAACCCTTCCGTCTGTCATATGAAACTCCAGTACATAGCGTTTCGGAACATCGATATGGTCAACCTCTTGGAGAAAAATCTCCTCATCGAATTCTTCTAACCCAAGCACCTCGGTGCAGGCTTTGACCATATTTTTATGATTGATAGTTCCACCGACAGGGCAACCTGTGCCTATCTTCTTTTTCTTCTTGCTTCCACAGTTCCAATATTCCATAAAGCCACGGTCGGTACGCTTGTTGTGCATATAGCTGACACCACAGTGAGGGCATTTGATTTTTCCTGTAAAGCAGCAAGTGTTCAGGCTTTTATTTGCCAAAGCACCCAGTTCCTTTCGCCTTGCAATCTCATCCTGCACATACCGAAATGTTTCCATATCGATGATTGGCTCGTGGGTATTCTCCACGAAATACTGTGGCATTTCGCCACGGTTCTTTTTGCGGCGTTTTGTGATAGGGCCCTCAATGAACTCCTTCTGCAGGAGAAGATTCCCTGTGTAGGTGATGTTGGTAAGTACCACCTTGATGTTGGAATCAACCCATCGGCATCCGTTTGCCGTGGTAATGCCCTCGGCAGCAAACTCCTTTTCTGTTTCGAGCCTTGACTTGCCGTCAAGAAAATTCTGATAGATGCGTTTTACAATCTCCGCTTCCTCCGGCACAGGCACCAACTTGTCACCCTCCCAGCGGTATCCGAAAATCTTAAAACGGCCATTGGGGATACCTTTTTCAAAGCGTTTCTTGGTTGCCCATCGGATATTTTCACTGATGGAGCGGCTCTCTTCCTGGGCAAAGGATGCAAGGATGGAAAGCATCAATTCTCCGTCACCACTCATGGAATTAATGTTTTCCTTCTCGAACCGCACCTCAATGCCCTTGGATTTCAGGTCTCTTACTGTCTCCAAAAGGTCAACCGTATTTCTGGCAAACCTTGAAATGGACTTTGTAAGAATAATGTCTATTTTTCCTTCCTCGCAGTCAGTAAGCATACGCTTGAATTCATCACGCTTTACCGTATTTGTGCCGGAGATAAAATCATCGGCATAAACACCTGCGTACTCCCAATCCGGGTTCTTTTGAATCAACTTGCTGTAGTAGCTGACCTGTGCGGAAAGGGAATGCATCATTCTCTCCGACTGCATGGATACTCTGGCATAAGCCGCCACTTTTTTTAGTTGCTTTATGGCAGGCACAGTCGGTTCAATTTTGCTTATTTTCGGCATATAATCACTTCCTTCCGCTACTATACATCACTCTTTTCACCCCAGAAGTCAACGATATGTCGGCAAATAATGTACCCAGAGTTGGGCGATATTTTTCACGGAAAATTGTATCAATCTGCCCATACTCTTTATCCGATATAATGCCCTCGGAGAGCATCTTTCTTGCCATAAGCATGGTGGTCTGATACAGTTTTTCATTTCTGAATTCCTGCTTATCCATCAATACCACCTCCGAACCGATGCTCCACATAGCACTCGTGGCAGCAATACTTTCTGTGGCTGTTGCCATATACCTCAAACTCCTTACCGCAGTTCGGGCATTTATATTTATAGATGGCTTTTCGCTGCACCCGGTCAAGATGTGCATTCCACCATTTATTCCTGCAAGCATCACAGCAGAATCTTTTTTTCTTCCTGCCTTCCATCTGCACCATTGCTTTTCCGCAACATTCGCAGACAGAGCCGTCTGCAACAGGCACATTGGTTTTTTCAATGCCCGTGAGGTTATTCCTCCGGCAGAATGATTTTATAGTATTCTGTGAAATGCCTGTCTGCTGTGCTATCTTCATATATCCCACACCCTGGTTTCGGAGTGCGCAGATTTGCGCTTTCTGATTTTCTGTCACTGCTGACACCTCCCATCGTTATGAGGTCATCGCCTCTAACAGTGAAAGGACAGAAACACATCATTCAAGAACCACAAATTTCAACAGGGGCAAAAAATAATGCCCGCCAAGGACAAAATCCAAGACGGGCATCAAGTCAGTACACAAGTATCACAAGAATTACTATATAATTATTTTTCTATTTTATAGAGGGAAACACGCACACGTATACGCACATACGCGCGTATAGGAATTTTCCGAGCCTGTTGTGTCACTTGTGTCTTGTGTTCCCATGATACGCTTAAACCTTTGTGCAAAAATCAAGCGAAATCCAACCTGCTCCGCTTTTCAATCTTCCCCAGCCCTTATCAGAGCCAGTGCCGGACTGCACTTCGATAATCGTATACACACCGACAGGGATGTATTGGGTTCTGGCATAGTTTGTGCCGGGACCTTTTCTGATGTTAAGGTCAGAAATTGCAACCTTAACCTTGAACGGCACGGTAGTCGCAGTTGTTTTCGATGTGTAGATGTTTACACCATTTACATCAAACACACTATATCCGGGATGCTTATCCACGCAGGCTTTCGCATTGGCAAGTTCCTTATACGCACCAATTTGACTCTTGGCATCTGCCCAGGTCTTACGGACACGATACCAGACCGTCTTGTCAGCAGTCGGTGTCTGTGCCGTACCGCCAAGAGCTGCCGTTACCTTCGCCGCCAGATCACCCAAGCGGTTATACAGCCAATCTCCCGGACAGGATTTGTTGGCAAACCACCTGTGGACGGTCAGCACCATCTCATCCGGCTTCGGAGTGTAGCCCAGCGTTTTCGTCTTATCTCCAAGCCAGAGCAGCTTGGTTTTGCCGTTGCGCTTGCAGATATCAACGCAGAGCTTGATGAGCGTCCGATAGACGATGTCCTTGAACGCATACGGCTCGGTGGTGTCGCTGGCGCACTCAATGGTGACGGCTCTCTGGTCGTTGGCGTTGGAAGAAGAACACCAGCTGCGGTTTCTCTCCTCCACATACATACCGACTCTGCCGTCCGGCCCGATGCCGTAGTTGCAGCTTGCCTGACGTGAAGTGGGATAAAAAATGTTGCCCAGCGTTTCCACCGAGCACTGGCCCACCACGCAGTGCGGCGTGATACGGTCAATGCTGTGGGTGCGCTGCCCGGAATGGTTCGGGCTGAGTTTGGTGTAAGCCACCATAGAACTGTTTGTGTAAGCCATATTATTCGTCCTCCTTTTCCGAGCGCTTATGCAGCTGCTCCAGCACATCTTTCAGTTTCTTTGGCACAGGCAATCCAAGGTGCGCAGCGTTCTCGAGAAGCGAAATACCCTCGTTCGACAGATAGAAGAATATCACCGCAGTGCGCAGAACAGATCCTGCGCCAATTACTCTTGTATCAAGAATATGCCCCAAGCCCACCAGAGCAAAAATGAGCACTTTCTTGCAGATACCCTTGAACCCGACTGCACTCGACAACTTCTTGTCAGCAACAGCGCACATAATGCCCGTTATGTAGTCAATCACCACAAAGGCAATAAGCGCAAAAAGCAAGCCATCGCTCCCTCCGAGAAACCAGCCGAGCCAGCCGCCGACAGCCGTAAAAACAAGCTGAATTGTGTTCCAGAATTCTCTCATAATTAACCCTCCTCGTCAACAATGTCGTAAGTTATTTTCATGACCTGCCCGTCCAGTTTGCGAACAGGCTCGGACAGGTTGTTTATAGTGGTAAGGCACAGCTTGCAGATACCAAGTGCAAATCCGAAAAAGTGCTGATTGCTGCTTGAATACGGATAGTACGGCAGAATATACAGAGGCAAATTAAGTCCGTCCGTCTTGATGAGGTTTGCATACGAATACAGGTAGCTGTTTCCGTATGTTGGAGCGGAGAAACGCATTCTGT